CCGTTAGTGTTGCGTCTGAAAAACTGGCCCTTGGTCTGTTGTACCAAACTTAACTTTACCAGGCTCTGTTGACACACTTTCATTTGACACAGGAAATCTATCTGAGCCAGCACCAATTAAGTTACGAAATTCAGAGTGATCTCTAGGGAAACCTAAACCGACTAGCCAGCCGTGTATCTCTTGGTAATTCTCTAAATTTTCATCAACCAAAAAAGTCATATTTAATTCACCATAGGTCAACTTATCACCTGGTTGTGGTATGTCTTTAAATCTAGTTACTTGATCTATCGTGCCACCAAGTGTTATGCCTGGTACATTTACTTGTGTACAGAAATAAGTTACCTTTGGCAGTTTGATTACGTTAAACTTAAATTGAGTAGGGCTAGCGTAATCTAACTTTGTAGGCTGTCTGTTATAAGTGTTTGTAGTAGTCATATTACTATTTATCTATTTCTTCCCACTCTTTAGTTTGAGACTCTTGTTTTAACTTCTTCTCGTTTTCAGTAAGGACACTCTCTTTTTCAGCAGCCTCATCAAGTCTCTTTTCAATGTTTTCTAGTGGATTTTCTTTCTGTAAGTGATTTAGACCATAGGCTAAAAGGCCTATGAAACCACCTATTATTACCACACCTGAAATAGCTTTTAAAATTGTTTTCATATTAGTATTTAGTGCATAAAAAAAGGCGAGGTTTTGAGGCCTCGCCTTTTAATTTTAAAATGTAAAGTGATTACATTATGTTCGCAACTTGGACTCTTCTGTAATATCTGTTGGCATTTTTATTACCAGCACCGTTAATTACAGCGTTGTCACCAGTTCCAGCTTCAGCAAATGGGTTTGCTTGTAAGCCGTATCTAGTTTTGAATCCAATTTTTGGTTGGAAAGTATCTTGACCAACCGCTCTAACCATTTGTAGAGGTACATATGGGCAGTAAAAAATACCAGCGTCATATGGTGATGTACCTTTGTATCCTACTACAAAATATTGCTTAGCAGTATTGTTAGCAGCATATGGATCAATGTACACTTTGTATCTACCGTTAAGAACACCAGCAAAAGTATTACCTGTGTCGTCAACGTTTAGGTTATTGTTAAGAGCAGGAGTGTAGTCTAGGACACCAGCCATTTGTAAAGCAGATGCAACATCAGCTGAACAGATGATAAGGTTTCCTTTACCTCTTCTTGTTCTTTGAGCGATCACGTTAGCTTCTCTCTCAACTTGGAACATAAGGCCTTTAAATCTCTCAACTGACCATCTACCGTTTGAGTCTGTATCTAAATCAAAGATACCAGCAGATGTTGTGTTGATAGCACTTACAGCACCAATGTGTGTAGATGAGTTATCAGAAGCACCGATTTCAGCGTTGATGTAAATTGTTCTTACAACTTCTCTGTTGATCTCAGCTAAGATTTCAGCAGATAGGATGTTAGCCAATTCAGTCTCAGCGTCTAAACCGTGAATTGCTTTAAGGTCTTGTGCCAACTCCATAGTGTATTCAGCTTTTAGAGCTCTTGACTTAGCAGTCACCGTTGATTTCTCAATTGAGAATGCCATTTGAGCAAAAGCGTTGTTTGCTGAATCACCTAATGCTTCAGCAGTACCAGTTGCCATACCTTGACCTCTAGTGTAAGCTGTGCTTGGGTCGTCATTTAATAGACCTGGGTTTGTTCCAGTCTGAGCAGCACCTGAGTCACATGTTGAATCACCAGCAGCATTTCTGCTAGAGAAATCTGTATCTGCTTCATCAAATAAAGCTTCAGTACCAGATTGAGAAGTAAATCTACTTCTCATTGCGAAGATAAGACCTGTTGGACCAGTCATTGGTTGTACACCAGCAATATCGTAAGCGATAAGGTTTGGCATAGCTCTTCTTACTAATGAAATTAGGATAGGATCCCAATTGTCAATAGAAGAACCAGTCGCATTAGCAGGAGCAGCTTCGTTTAAGAAAGCTCTATCTTCTTTGGATGCTCTTTCTTGGTTTTCCAAGATAGTCGCAGTAACGGCACGCTTGTATGAATCCGTGATCTTTGGAAGATCAGCGTGTTCTAATACAGGCTGCCATTTTTTTTCGTAAGTTTCAGATAAGTACATATCTATTTCCTCTCCCGTATTATTATTTGTTAGACAATTTAATGTCTTTTGTTTTACTAATAGCAGCAGCGTAAGCAGCCATTGCATTTGATAAATCACCATTGTCTGATGATTCACCTGCCGCTACATTATCTATCTCATCATTTTCTTTAACTTCTTTTTTACCAAAGTAAGACTCTTTTATAGTTTTTACTTTTGTTCTAAAGTCGTCTTCATTTGAATACTCAACTTCTTCAGCAAGTTTGTTAAACTTCTCCTTAGCAGTGTCAGCTAAATCTTCAGACGTTTCATCTATGATGTCTTGTCTTTTTAACTCGCCGTTTGCTTTGTTTAATTCAACATTCTTGTCAATTGATTCGTTAAGTTTCTTTTCAAGTTCTTCAATTTTACTAGCTTGATCTTCAAGTACATTGTACTTTTCATCTGGAACATCAATATAGTGGTCTTCAAATAATTTTTTAAGTCCACCAATAAAGTCCTCAGCGATCTCGCCTTTGATACCTCTCTCAATAGCGATTTGGTTTTCTTTCATCCATTCTTCAACTACGTAGTTTAAGTATGAATCAACTTTTTCAACCATTTCAGCTTTGTGAGATTCAGTATTTTCTTTTAATTTAGTTTCGTACTCGCCTTCTAATCTTTGAGATTCTGCTTTTACTTTTGATTTAATAGCAGCTTCGAAGATTGTAGCAGCTTTCTGTTTAAACTCTTCCGATAAGTCAGAGTCGCCTATAAGAGCGTCAACGTCAGATTTGATGTCTAAAGAATCTTCGTCTGATTTAGCTTCTTCTTTATGATATCCAGCTTTCATCATTTCTTTTTCTTTTTTCTTCATATCTTCTTTGTCGTGCATTGCTTCTTTTTTAGGTTCTTCTTTCTCATCAGCCTTTTCAGTTTCTTCTTTAGCAGTTTTCAAGTGAGTAGGCTCAGCAGCCACTTGACTTGATTGACTTACTTTGTCAGAAACTTGTTTTACTTTTTTAGAAGCGTCAGGATTGCTGTCTGTTGGTTTAACAACAGCAGGACCTAAGTCCTCAGCTTCACCTACTTTTTTCATAGGTTCAGCCGCTACAGCATTCTTTGTAGGAGCAGACGCTTGTGGATTAGCAGCATTTGCTTCTGCCACAGCTTCTTGTTCCATCGCCTCAAGTTTCTTTTCTGTTTCGGCCATTTGAAAGTCTCCTCTTTAAAAATAAACGTTTATTTTTGTTTTTATTAATAGATATTTATAAGATTATAGCTTTTTAAGAAATGATTCAAAGACTTTTAGTTTCTTGTCATCTAACTCAAATTTTTTCGCTTTATAAATTTCCATTCTCCAGGCTTCAATATCTTTCTCTATTAAAGCACCGTTTTCCCAAACCCACTCTTTTCCTTCCATAATTCCTTCTACGAAAGCGTCTGGAGCGCTAGGGTCTGCTACAATATCAGCGGCCGTAGCTAAGTAAAAATCGTCTCTTACATAGTTTTTGCCACCTCTATTGATTAATGAACCCATACCACGACTTGACACTCCTAATTGAGCGCCTTCATCTATAAGACCTTTAACGATCTTACCGTATGGTGTATTCATTACTTTTGCCTCACCAATAAAATTATCACCGTCTGGATAAAGTTTCGTAATCATATGGGAAACTCTCTCTAGGTTAACCGTTGGTCCGTCAGGATGTCCTAACTCACCAAAAGCTCTTTTTTTATTGATAAATTCTTTGTTATATCTATTCACTTCCTTTACCAAAATCTCTTTTGGATAAATTCTTCCATTTCTATTTTTGATGTTAGATTGTAAAAAGACTCCTCTGATCTTGTAGTCTTTTTTTCCGTTGGTTTCTTCTACCAACATTTCTGCTGATGTGATTTCTTCGGATATTAATTTCATTTTTTCTCTCTCTGTTATATTTATACAACTTCTTATCTAAACTCTATAATAATTGTATAATTATCACCATTAGCAAAGTTTTTAGTTGACAATAACACATCACCTGTTGGTGTAGTAGCATTGTTAGGTATCTCATCTCCTGATGGTCTAAAATCAAAATGACTTTGACCATTTAAAAACATCGCTGTAGCATTTGTAGCACCGTCCCATATTAACTCTACGGCCGACTTAGGATTAGCAGTATTTACTGAATACCATATCTTACTAATCTTTCTATTACCATCTTCGGTCATAAAAGTTAATTCAGAAGCGTCAATCTTCTTTACTAAAGTTTCGCCTGTACCGTCAGAGAAATTTGTAAGTTTTGCTACAAATTTAACACCTGAAGTATCTGCTATTGTTTGTGTTGTTACCGTATCAGCCATTAGTTTGTATATCCCGATTCTTTATGTGTTTCTAATACAATGTTATACTTTGTGACATTTGAGTCACTTGTTAAAAGTATATTACCGATTGTATCAGTAATTTTACCCTCATCTGGTTTCAGGCCATAGTTGCCTCTACCAGATATAATTAATTGTTTTGTTGTATCAATACTTGCTCTTTTTTCAAAGAACAAAGTAACATTACCTGTGCCTAAAATTTCGTATTGTAAATTAGCAATAGAAACTTTTGGCTCACTTGAAGCGTTATTAGACGCCTCTACATCTACAATCTTTTGATCTTCTTCAGCGCCAACGCCATTTGCGTTAACCATAATTTTAAAGTTATCATCAACCAACTTTGTAGATGTTATTGCCATTATCTTGGTGAAGATACTGCTGAACCTACAGCGTTACCTGAAGAAGCAATAGTATCAGTTTCATCTTTTTCAATTATAATGCTGTCGCCAGCAGTAATTAATATTAAAGTACCTAATGTAGTACCACTCGCATTTTTAATAGTAAGTGTGTTAGAAGCTGCCTGTGTTTGTACTCTTACAAAGTGAGCTCTGCCAAAATTACTTGCTGAGATAGCACCACCAGCAGCTGTCGAGCTGCCTTTAACTTTCATTGAGCCTTGGTATGCCATTTTTATTTTTCTCCTAATTGTTCAATTACTTCTTTATCAAAGTAATCGTTTAACTCTGTTATATTAATATTATAATGTTGGCTAACTTTATCACAAGCGCCTTCAAATCTTTTTATAATATCGCCAGTAGATTTTTCTACTTGTCTAAAAACATCACTCACAGCGTCTTTCATCTTTGGGCTTAATTCACTATAAGCCTTTGAATCAATGTTTAAATTTTCCTTAACTATCCTGCTTACTAGCATTATCAGCCTCAGGTGTTAAATCTAATTCAGCTTTACCATCTTTTTTATCAGCGTCTGTTGGTGTCGCTGATACCGAACCATCAGCATTAAATACTCCTGGGTCAGCAATCTCTGGTTTTGGATCACTAAAATCCTCAGCTTCTGTGGGTGCCTTAAACATATTACCTGCTAAATCTTTTCTAGCATTATCTAGTTGATCAGCAACTTTATCTCTTAAAGCA